CTGGAGCCGATGCCGCGTTGCGCGCAGACGAGGATATGCTCGCCCTGCGTCCACGGTTTCAGTTCAATGCCGAGCCGAGGGAAACGATCCTCACTGCCTGCCAAGCCGTGCTGATGCTGGCCAACGGAGAGCGCGTAGAGCTGTCGGCCATGCTCGTCCTTGCCGATATAGCCATTTTCAGCGATGACCACCGTTCCGCCGTCGCGCTCCCAGCGCTCCGCATCCCGGTCATCCGGCCCCATGCGATTCCACAGGACGAGCAAATCCTGACGCGACTTCGGCTGGCCGGAAGCCTCGATTCGATAGCCGAGCGAATCCAGTCCATTGATGAACGCTTCGCGGCGATAGTGCGGCTGCGCGCGAATCCTGACGACCGCGAGCATCTAGGCGAGAACCGCTTCCAGCGTCTCGGCGCGAAAGCACTTCAGGGCACTTCCGGGCGTACAGTTGATCGTTTCCACACCGGCAGCCTCCAGGTCTTTCGCGAGTTGCGCGAATTCTCTTATCCACATCGCGAACGGCAGGCTCGAATTCAGATGCCGCGGATGGTCGCCGTGATGATGCGATTTCCCACCGACACGCTTCATGTCGAAGCCGAGCAGAACGATTCTCTTCACCCCTGCTTGGTAGGCGAGATTGATCGCCTGATAACCCGAGTTCGCACCCTGGTGAATCACGCCGAACTGCTTTCCTAATCCCGGTGCCTTGCGGCTTTGCGCGAATTTCAGTCCGTGCTTTTTCGCGGCGGATGCTTCCTGCGTCCACAATTCTGAAGACGTTGCTTTCGCCTCGCTGTGATACTCGTCCCACCAGCGACCGTCGCACCCGTAGAGAACGTCGGCCCATGGCGCGAGTCGAAAGGTCGTATTGATCGCGATGACCTTGCCTTTGCCTCTTACTGCGTCGCACTGTTCCTGCGTCAGGCTTGGTCCGCTGGCGAGGATGAAAACGGTTCTGCCCGCCCAGTCGAGCGGAAACCTGCGCTCGGTTTCCGGTTGCGCCATCCGCGTGCTGATGAGCGTCTGAATGCGGTCTGGATCGAGGCAAACAAACGTCCTGCCTTTGGCGATGACGCCGACCGGATCAGAAACGTCCTGCAATGCGATCAGTCGCATTTACGCCCATCCTCCGGGAAAATACGAGTTCAACGGCGCAGGCGTTCCGCCGCCGCCGCCACCGCCACTCGAATGAACGACGCGCGTCTCGCCCGGATCGCCCTTCGGACCCGTTACGTCGATCCACGGACCCCATTCGCCGAGCGCAAGTTCAAACCGTATCTTTCCGTTTTGCACTTGATGCAGCGGCATCGGACCGTCGTTTCCCTGCGGTCCTTCCGGTCCCGGCGGACCAACTGGGCCTTCCTCACCTTGCGGACCCTGCGGTCCTGGCTCGCCCTGCAGACCTTGCGCGCCTTGTTCACCGATTGGTCCGGGGACCGAACTGTCTAGCCCGCGATCGCCCTTCTCACCCTTTAGCGATTCAAGCCATTGCGTGAACGTGCCCGAAAATATGCCGCGCGTAATCGCGAGTTCGTAAGCGTCCTGGCCATCCTTGCCCGGAGGGCCGACGACGGTCCTTCCGTTACGCCCGTCACGGGGCACGCGGATCATTTCGCGTCTTTCCCGTCACGTCCCTTTTTAACCGCGAGCCTCCACGCGTCGGAAGTACCCGGCTTGTCCTGCGTGGCCTTCTGCGCGATCCAGAATGAGCCGTCCCATGTCGCACCGTCGCCATGCTCGTAATCTGTTCCGGCCCTGAATACGCCGCGATCGATGACGATGGGACAGCGCATGTGCTTGTGCCACTGCTTGCCGCTTGTCAGCGTCACGCCTAGGAAGATGATTCTCGGGTCGGACGGGTCTTGCTCGATCTCGACATCGGCAATTCCATCGGTGACCACTTGCCAGCCGGACTTTTCCAAGCCAAGCGCGATCGGTTCGGTGTGCTTCAATGCCTTGACCAAACCACCGCAGTATTTCGCAAACGTCCCGATCGCGTAAGAGCGGCCATCCTCGATCGTGTCGACAACGTCGATGTCCAATGCATCGCGGCCGTCCTGCGGCAGTTCGATATTCGAGACAGCCTTTTCCACCGCCTTTTCCACTGCCGCCAGCACCATCACTGCGACGGTATCGGGATGCACCGACTCGCCATCCTTCGGCTTCGGAATCTCGGCCACGGCCTTGACGATAGCCGCATGCATTTCGTCGCGATCAAAGTCCCTGCCATTAATGCCGGGAGCGCCGTCTTTGGGCGTCGGAATGCTCGCAAGCACGCGCGCAACTATCGCATCCTCGTCGGCGTCCTTGCCGTTCAGCGGCGGGGGAATGTCCGCAACCGCTTTTGCAACGGCCGCATGCATTTCCGCAGGATCGAAGTCCTTGCCGTTCAATCCGGGCGCGCCGTCCTTGCCGTCAACGCCGTTGGCTCCATCGCGACCGTTGGCGCCGTCGGTCCCTTTTTCGCCCGCGACGCCGTCCTTGCCATCGATGCCGTTGACGCCATCAGCGCCACGCTCACCTGGCGCGCCGTCCTTGCCGGCAGCCCCGTCAATCCCTCTTTCGCCCGCGACCCCATCCTTGCCATCGATGCCGTTGACGCCATCAGCGCCACGCTCACCTGGCGCGCCGTCCTTGCCGGCATCGCCATTTGGACCGGCCGGAATTGCCGTCAATTGTCGCTCGAAGTCATCCAGACGCGCCATTACCGGAATCAACGCCCTCGATACGAAGTCCTTGACGTTGGCGACGACGCTGTCGGCAAGCGTTTTGATTTCGTTCACGCCATCAGTCCGCGGCACACTTCAAGGTCGAACTCCTTTACGGCCAGCATGAATTCGCGGAACGACTTGGCTGGCTCGTCCGTGTTGTCGGTAGGCGCTGCAGCCGGTGCCTCGATCGGAATCTCGGTCGGATCAGTGGAAGCGTCCGGGGCCGGCAATGCCGGAACCACTCCCGGCAACGGTCGGTCTGCGAGCTGGGCAAGCGGCCACATCTGCTGCTGCATATAGGGCGTGTTTCCACCGTCGACCGGCGGCAGGTTTTCCTTGGCGCGCGCCTCGTTTGGCGTCCACACGCCGGACCCGACGTTCTTCTGCGTCGCATCGGCTCTTGCCGCAGGGTCCATTCTGAGAAGCCCGTCAAGGTCCATCTCGATGCCGTAATTGGAGCCGAGTTCCAAACCCTCTTCGAGCAGCAATTCGACGGACTCGATCAACGCCTGCAAAGTCTGCGAGTAGTACTCCTGATTCAGCGGGCCAATGGTCGTTGCGCGTGGATTGTTCGACTCGCCGATCTTGAACAGCGGGACGTGGAAACATCGTGCGACGTCCTCCACCGTCCAGCGCAGTTGTTCGATCAGTTGCGCATCTGCCGCTGGGATAGTCATCGGCTCGTATTTCAAGCCGTCGCCGGTAACGAGCAGACGCCCGATGTTGCCGGAGGAAAAATTCTTCTCGAACTCGGCCTTGAGGCGTTCCGCGGTAATGTCCGTAATCGTTCCAGCCGTGGTCAATTGACCGGATGGACGGCTCATGTTCTCGAAGAAGCGCGAACTGTTGGACTGGATTCTCAAGCCTTGCGTCGCCGAGCCGCCACAGGCATAGATCGGCGAGATTCCCACCAGCGGATGGAACAGCGTTGCGGCCCGATCGTGGATGATTTCCGAGGCCGGAACGGTGATCGGCTCTAAAACGCTGTTCAGATAATCTCTGTTGCACTGATACCAGACGGAACCGTCGTCGGCGACCAACGGAACCACCAGTCGCGGATCGAGCACATAGAGATCGGTGATGACGCGCCGGTTGTCCCTCTGCTTATAGACGTAAGTGTTGCCGTGAATCAGCTTCGACGTGATCCACTGATTGAAGAACTGGATGCGCGTCTGAAAGCTATTCGGCTTTCCTAATACAGGAGCCTTGGGCGAGTTGCGTGCAACTTCGGCCCACACGCCCGATTGCAACTGCTCGACCAGTTTGACTCTAAGTTTCGCAATGTCGTCCGCGATCATGGAAACGCACGCGTACACCGCGGAAAAAGCGAGGATGTTCTTCTGCGTCTCCAGCCGTATTCCTGATTGCCAAGCTCCGGAGAAGCTTTCGCCGATCCAGCCCATGAAGCCGCCGAACCCTCCGGCTGCATAGCCGCCGACGGGTGACATGGCTTTTGCGCGAGTGATCTCGAAGCCAAGCAGTTTCATTCGGCGCGCATGTCCCGACGGCGATAGGTGCGCTTCTTCTGTTTCTTCGGCTTAACTGGAGGCTTCGGACTCGGCTTCATTGGAACCAAGGCTGCATCCTCATCCGTTGACATCGGTTTAACTGCTGCCATCGCCGTCCTCATTTCAAATTTGCAATTGACTTACGCTCGGACACTGCCGAGGCAATGCCCGAGATAAATCAATTACGAGAAGTGCGCGTTGTCGAGGTAAGTGACTGAAACATCACGCTTTCTTTGCCAATTGACTACGCGTTCAAGTCTGATACCCAAAAGTCCGCTCTGCCAAAGCGAGATCAGCGACGCCGCGGAATTGCTCGGCGCCGAATCCATCTGCACGGAAGCCTCTTGCGACGCGTCGATTTCCACGCCGCCTTCGTCCGCCATGAAGATGTCGCTCGGGTTGAACAGGACGATGATCGAGCCCGCCGACGTGCTGTGCGGCACGCTGTTGGAGGTAATCACCGGCATGCTGAGAAGCGTGCCGCCGCCAACCGTGATGCCGGGGAAGGCATACGGACCGTTGGCGGTGCGAATCTGGCCGATGCGGAAAGCCGAATCCGGCGTCATGACCCACACCAAGTTGTCGACCGCAACGTTCGCGCCCGTCAAAGCGCCCATCAGCGCCGATACGTCGGTCTCGAACGAGGCGAGCGTAGTCGGTGCTGCCGAGGCTTGTACCGGCGTGATGCCGTTGGTGATCGATGCCGGCGAGACGTTGGCAGACGCGACGACCGAAGGATCGATGAACTGCTGATCCATGAAGGTCGCGGTGTACTTGGTCAAGTCGTCCTGCACCAACTGTTCGGCCGCGGGACTGGAGAACATCGCCAGTTCCTTGGTGATCGCAACAATGGCTGCGATCTTGGCAAAGCCGATGGTCGACGTGATGTACTGCTGCTTCTGCGCCGGGATCGCATTGCCTTGGCCTACCCAACCCACCGATACTCCGGAGGTCTGCGTCGCGAAGCGGATGTTGAACGGCACCATCCGCAGACCTTGGACCTTGCCGAGAATCGTGGCGGGACGGAGCAGGTCGACGAACTCGCTCGCCATATTGGTAAATTGCACCAGCGGCGACGCATAGTTGGTGTCCGTCGTGTTACCGGAAGCCACCGCTGTACGCGTGACGAACTGCCACGAGCGCAGCACGTTTTCGATGTCCGGCGACTGATCCTTCCATCCCGGCTGTCCGCGTGCGATCTCGGCTGCCGTCATCGCATTGCCCCTCGCCGCGGCCATGCACATCGCGAGACGGGCGAACTTGCGGCCCTTCGGCAGGTTCGTGTTGCGAATGATCGCGTCGCCGTGACGAACCGGCTTCGGCTCATTCATTCCCGCATCCGGCAATACCGGCTTGGCGGAAGCTTTGTTGCGTTCTACGGCTGCCCGCAGGACGACAAGATGCTCGTCGACCGACTTGATCTCGGTTTCGAGATTGCCGTACTCTTCCTTTTCCGCGGCGTCGAAGGTACGACCCTCGTCCGCAGAAGCCTTCAGTAGTTCATCCATCCGGCCGACATTGGCCGCGCGCTTGGCTTCAAAGCCAGCGACTTGTTCTACGATCGTGCTCATGGGATTTCCTCTAGGTGTTTCGAGTGGTTTTCCCGAAGCGCCGGGAGGTGTGGACAAGCTCACGACCCTGCTTCGCGTATGGCCTGACGCGGCCCGCGTTGCGTGGTCTGAGGACTTGATCTGCTTGACGCGAGCCGCATGGAGCTCGTCGTCGATGGACTTGATGCCGGTGATCACGGCATCGGGATTTGCGGGGACTCCCACTACGGAGAGTTCCAGCCATTCCCACGACTTGAAGCGCGTTCCGCCGTAGGGATTGGCCTTGTCCAACGGCTCGTCGTCCAGAGGACGAAAGCCGATCGACACGTAACTTAAAAGGTCGTACTTGATCGAGTGAATGGCCTCGTCGATGCGGTCCTTGACCGTTCCTGACTCGGAGACTTTGGGAATCCGCGCTTCGAACGGAATGCCCTTTGAGGTCGGCTTGGCCTGACTGACGTTGCCGATCGGCAGCGTCGTGTCGTGATACAGAAAGAGCTTTGGAAGACTGCTGAACTGCGCGCCCATCGGCTCGACGACATCGCCCATGCGATCGGTTCTGGGTGAACTGGCGACCCCGCTGATGACGAAGCAGTCCGGCGTCTCGCTGATCGCCTTGGTGCTCAACCGCGCATAGGCGCGCTGCAAGGAGGCAGCCGACTTGCCGTCGATCTTGGTCAGGAGATCGGAGGCTTCGGACTCGATGCCTGCAACGTTTTCCTGCGCTGCGCGCTGCTTGATGGCAATGACGGCCGATCGATAGACTTTCCCGCCCTTGCCGAACGGGTATTTGTAGTAAGCCTTGCTCTTAGCGGCCTGACTGGAATCAATGCCGAGGAACCACTTGCCGTAGTTAGCCCAGTCGTCGCCATTGGCTCCAAGCAAAGCATTGCCGTCTTCTGCCGAAAACGACCAGTCGGAGGTCTTATCGACGCTCCCGCTTGCGACAAGCGAGCGCGCGTGCGACGCGCCCGCGGCGTTCAAACTCGTCATGGGAGACTCCGGAAATGAAAAACGCCGCGCGAGGCGGCGTAAAAAAAGCGCCCAGCGGCGCTAAAATGGCGGCCCTAGGCCACCAGACAGGAGAAGACGATGCTTACGGCGTTACTGTTCGGGACCGCGCTCGCGGCCACGTCCGATTGGACGAACTACCTGTGCAAGTACGGCGACGATCAGACCACGCAACTGGTCAGGGTCAACGAGAAGGACGGCCGCGTCACGCTCGATGATCGCGACATGAACAAGGTCAAGATCAGTCCTGCGGAAATCTCGTTTTCGCCACCGAAGGGCGGCGTATGGACCATCAGGAAGCCCGGACTGGCCCTGGAAACGCTACGCTACATCCCGCCCGGCATTCCGAAGATGGAAGACGGGACGTGCAAGATCGTGGACTAAACAAAAAACAGTTTGTACTCAGGCTCGACGGTCTTCGCGGTCGGCAGCACGCCCACCGCCATCGCGAGACTTACCGCGCCGTCGATTCTGCCCGTTGCCTTACCCTTGACGAACTTGCGGTTTCCCGCCGGGTCCATCGCGATCGTGGCGTTGCTCATGCACATGTTCAGCACAGGATGGTTCCCGTGCCTTAGTTTCCGCGACAGGATCATCGATTCCAGCTCCCTGATCGCCGGACTCATCGAGACGAAGCCCTGCCCGAACTCGACGAACTTCGCCATCTCTGCCTCGGTGAAACCGGCTTTTTCGAGCCACGGCTTCAGGAACTTCATGTTGTAGCGGTCGAAGGCAATCGCCTGAACGTCGCAGGTATCAAAAATTCCGCGCAGATGCTCCGCGATGAACTCGTACTCGATGCTCGATCCTGGCGTCGTCAGAAGCTTCTCGTCAGCAGCCCATACGTCATAGGGAACGCGGTCATTGCGTGACTTTTCTGCGAGCCCGTTTTCCGGCAGCCAGAAGGTTGAGTAGACATCCCACGCCTGCCCGAACTGGGTAATCAATTCGAGGGAGCAAAGATCGGCCACGGAAGCCAGGTCTAGTCCGCCCCAAACCTTGGCCCCTCTAAACTGTCCTAGCTGAGCCGCTCCGTTTTCTTCCCATACCGCTCGGGAGATGAACGGATTCCTTGCCTCCACCCGCTGATTCAGGATCAGGTTGCGGAACGAGGCTTCGCGGCTCGGCATGCGCTTGGCATCCGATGCCTGCCGAAAGACCTCTTCCTGATTCATGAACTCGTCGAAGTGCGGATTCGCCTTGCGAATCGCGATCTCCGAAAACGGGTCGATGTCCATTGGCGCTGAGTAAATCTGCACCTTAATGCGCGGATCGGCACCGCTTAAAGCGTCATCGATGAGTACCGACAAGAGGTCGCCATCCGTCGGCGCTTGGGTGCTGATGATGATCGAGAGCGGGTCTTCCTCTGCCGCGCTTGCCGTCTCAAATGCCTCGTACAGATGCGAGCGCGGTCCCTTGACCTGGCCGAGCTCGTCATGCACCACGAACAGCGGCGAATGCCCCAGGGCCGTCTTCGCTTCGGCCGACATCGCCTCGTAAATCGTTCCCAGTTCCGGACACAGCAGTTGCTTGGCCGTGTCCCTGATCTGCACTGCGTCCTTCAGGTCGGGCGAGAATCTGACGATCTTCGCAGCCAGCCCGAACAGGATGCCGGCCTGGTCCCGAGACTGCGCCGCGCTATACAGACCGCCGTTCCTGACCGCTTCCGGCCCGCACAGATGCAGAAGTAGAAGGAAGGCCGAGAACGCCGTCTTGCCGCCCTTGCGGCCCATCGACAGGATGAACAGCCGCGTCGGACTGTCGTATATCTGGCACAGCCAACGCTTCTGTTCCTTGCTTAACTTGACCGGCTTGCCTAGGAACTTCCCTTTCGGGACGATGCAGTGACGTTCGATCCAGCGGGCGTTTTCCTCGCCCCGCGTCAGTCTCGTTGCCACAGCTTGCGGCCGTTCTTCGGCACAGCCTTGTCGGCACGATAGCTCGCCTGATGCGTCAGGCGCATGGACCGCGCCAGGGTATTGATGATCTGCGACTCCCGGTGCGCCATCGCCAGCAGCCGGTCGTAACGCTTCAACCCATCGTTCTCATTCAGCCATTCCGGGTCGAACTGCTTGATCTGCGCGTCGATGACGTCGGCCTTGACCACATGCCGGCAGTAGTCGACCAGCATCGGAACGTGCTCCAACCCGAACCAGTCCGCGGGCTTACTACCGGTCGTCGCGGCCCATACCCCGCGCTCACCGTCGGTCAAGGCTGAAGGTGGGCCAAGCCGCGTGATCCCGTGTGCGTCGACCTCAACGATAGCAAGGGAAGCCGCTGATTTACGCCCGCGTTGGTTCATAAGTGGGAAAAAGTCTCAATCGCTCGCTGGCGGACTGTTGCAAAGTGGGTTGAAAGGTACGAATTTAGGTCAGGTTGCTCGGCGCGCGGTTTCCAGAGGCTCGCGCCTTGTGATGTTTCGATACCCCCCGATGGCCTTGACCATCGCTGGGCGCTGGAATTGATTGCATTGGGACTATTGCAGTCTATTTCGCAACGGGCCAGCCATCGCTTCCAATGCTAATTTGCTCCCGCGCCGCGCGTCCGAAGTCTTCTGCTGTCTTGATCCGATGACACTCGCGGCACAAGCCTTGGCGATTGTCGTCGGTATCAGGGCCGTCGTTGTCCATCGCTACCGTGTGATCCAGTTCTTGCCAGAGGGTCGCGCGGCCTTGGTCCGCACATCTGACGCACAGCGGATTGGCCTGCATGTGGCGCCTCCTGATCGCCTGCAGCTTCCTGCCGCGGATGCGGTTATTGGTGCTCACGCGCGAGCGCGCAGGCGTCGGCAAAGGTCGCTGCCCACGCCATCTCGCCGGCATAGGACACTATCCAGCGGCCGTGATTGCCTCTCGCCTTGCGTATGTGCGGCTTCATGGATTCAGGACTACAGATACCCTCTGACTGCCGCTCATCGTAGCGGCAACGCTGTCCTTCGTATCAGCCAGATCGCGGAAGGTCACCGTGGCACTTCCTGCAGAAAGTGGCACGACCGTCGTTTTCCCAGCCGCTACCGCGACGAGAATCAGCATCATGTCTCCAGCTGTCAGAAGTCCGGACCCGAGAACGCTTGACCACGGATCGCCCGCGGACCCCGCCGAGGTAAGCGCCTTGCCTGTGGTTCCCGTCGTCTGATGGCCTGACGTTGGCTCGTCCCATACGCCATTGACAATGGCGGTGACGCTCGGGCCAGAGCCAGACGGCCCGTTAGCTAATGCAGGCGTTGTGAATTGATAGGCGGTAGGCGAAGCGCCTGAATCCTGCAGCGTCGTTTCCAGTTTATCGGCCGTAGATTGCAGCGTGTTCACCGAAGTCTGCGAGGCGGCCGTCTTCGCGGCGTCGTAAGCGATTGTCAACGTCATCGCGTCGCCGTCTTGCGCGGCTGTTTTTGCGAGATCGTAGGCAGCGGTCATGGCATATCCGGTCTTGTCGTTGTTCGTGGTCACCGTCACGCCGGCCGTGACAGAGGCTACCGAGCCGACCACGTTGCCGCCCACATTGCCGGTCACGCTTCCCACGGCGCCGGTCACCGATCCAACGGCACCGGTCACTGCCGCAGCAGTCGGGGTCGCCGCCGTAGCTGCCGTCGTGACCGACGCTTTCATGGTTGCGGTCAGATCCCCGGCCGTGGGCGCATTCGTCAGGTTCGTCGCCGTCGCCACCAGCGTCAGCGAATCCATCGTGCTCGCGGGCGTCGCGATGTTGAAAAACTTCTTGAACGCCGCCGCGAGCTGGCCAGCCGTTTCCGTCAGTGCGGTACCGAGAATCTGCGACAGATTCGACTTTACGACGCCGGACGCGAAATCGAGCTGCCCCGTTCCCGTTCCGGCGGAAAGCAGGACGCTTGCGCCGAGGTCGCGCGCGGTCTGTGCGGTGCCGGACCCAGTTGGACCAGCCTTGACCATGTTCGCATCCGCCAGCCCCGCCGCATCCACAACGAGCATGCGGCCCGCCGTCGCCGGCTTGAGCCCCGCCGTCTTGCGCAACGAGAATCGACCGACGACGAAGCCGACCGCCGAGACGCTGTCCACCGTGCCCGTCGTGATTACGACATCGAAGAACGATCCTGCGGCGTAAAACGTGCCGTCCGCAGACGTGTCGATCGCGACGTGATTGAGGCCAGTCACCGAATCGAAGTCGGCCGTCAACGTGACGCCGGTCGTGCTCTGCGTGACCGAGTTGTCCTTGTAGACCGACAGCGCCGGCGTACCCGCAAGCGTGAACGGAGCGCCGGTGCTCGGCCGCTGCGTCGTGAACTTGAAGTAGACGACGGCCGACGGATCGAAGTCGCCGATGGTCACGCTGCCATCCTTACGGGCGGAAAGGCAACGCTGCCGCCGCTCCCCGCCAGATTCGTATTGATGAAGCCGCTCGGCGTGACGCGCTGCAAATTGGTGGTTTCCGTCAGCCCGCGAATCGTCGGATCGAGATAGACCGTGTCGGCGACGGCGATTACTACACGACCGCGCACGTAGCCAATCTCCTGCGGCGTGATCGCTGCCCCGGAATCAACCTTGCCGCTCCATGCCGTGCCGGAAAGCCCCGTCCAGTTGGCGGTGCCGGCGCCGACTGCTTGGTCCGCGGGCGTTCCGAGCACCGCCGTGCGGTCTCGGTAAAGGGTGCTTCGCGTGCTGGACGACGTGGTCTTGGCGACGAATTCTCCCCACACCTCGCTGTCCTTGTACGGCGTCGCGGAGCCGTCGCGCGCAATTTCCATGAACGGCGTAACCGACGACCCGCCCGCCGTGTAGACGTCGATCCACGGGCTTCTGTAGGGCGCGGCGGGGGTTGCGTTGATACCCGTGACGGTCAGGGAATGGCGGTTGGTCCCATCGTAGGATGCGCCGCTCGCCGTGACGTACTTCGAACTGGCAGCGACCGCGCTGCCGCGATAGCTGTAATGCGCGAAGTGATAGTGCGTGTCGTCGCTGCTGCCGTCGAAGACGTAGACCTCGCCGTCGCCATCGCTGGCCCCGGTCGCCTGAATCGTTGCCGATCCGTTGAACTTGGGATTGGTCAGCTGCGCCACGTAATTCGCGGCGCTGGACGGGAAATAGGCGCCGCTGCTCCCGGAAAAATCGGTGCCGTTGCTGCGAAACTCGAACTGGAACGACGACGACTTGAAGAGCGCGGTTTGCGGAGAGAGAACAGCCAGATTCGAGCCTTCGTCCTCCCACAGCCCCCGCACCGTAAAGCCCTGCGACGCGTGGTTCCACTGAAAAGCGCAGTTGTGCGTGACGAAATGCATGTTCGACGGCGAGGACGCCGCCGGCCCGATGTTGACCCGACCACCCGCAGAGGTCGTACCGGCGATAATCGTGCAGTCGTACAACTCGACCACGTCGTTGTCCGAGCCGCAGAAATTGAGGATGTTGGTCGACGACGTGCTGCCGAACGTAATGGTGAAGCCATACCAAACACCGCCGTTGATATTCAGCGTGAACGTTCCACTGACAAGGACTTGCGCACCAGCCGCGTAGGCCGTCGGCGGCTGATTCGTGGTGTCACTGGTGCTGATGAGTTGCACCCCGGCAGCGGGGGTAAGGGTCGTCGTGGCACCGAACGTCTGCGCGAATGCGTTATCGACGTAAATCGTGTCATTCGCCGCCGCTGCGCTGATGGCGGTGGCGTAGGAGGTCGCGGCCTTCGCCCACGTGTCGTAAGGGGAAGTATTCGAACCACTCGCCTTGACGTAGAGCGCAGCCATTTAGGAACGCGGCCCGATGTAGCGCTTCGCCGCCGCGTAGGAATTGAGGCGGTAACGCATGACCTCGCCCGGCGCTGCGGGAACCGTGCCGCCGTGCATGGTCAGGAACAGCGGGCCGTTGATGCCCATCTCGGGGTGCCTTCGCCATGCAAAATCGGTCTTCGCCCACCGATGCACACCATCGACCCACGCTTCCATGATGCCGTCGTGGACCGCCGTTCCGTTGCCAAGGGAATCGAACGGGCCGACGATGCTGTTCATCTTCATGCGCCACTCGATGCAGTGCCAGACGCCTTTCTCCAGTACCGCCGTGCCGCAGTTGATGATCTCTTCAGTGCCGTAGGGCGTGTTTTCGTACGGCCCGAGGTGTGACGCCATCATCAGCAGAGGACGATAGTTCTGGTACGGCGTACCCGAGGGTCGGCATTCGCCCATGTGCTGGCGGATCGAGTGCCCCTGATACTCGTAACGACCATTAGCGTTCGGCTGCACGCTGACGACCTTGAGGCCCGTTCCCTTGCTGCCGGAATTTCCCGTCGTGTTCTGCCAGTAGCCGCCGTTGCTGTCCATCCAGTAACCGGACCGTGCGTCGAAGCCTATACAGCCCTTCACACCGTCTACGGTCGTCCAGAAATTGTCCTCGAGCATCAGGTACGCGCGCACGTACATTTCATCGACCACCGTCGCCGGATCGATCGCGCGCAGCGGGTCGCTCAGGTTCGGC